TTACATTAAGAGGTACTACGATGCCATTTCAAAACACAAAATCAACATCCCCACCCCAATCATGGCGGGAGTCAGAACCCCCTTGCGACAATTTGCATCTTGTGTTCTCGTTGATGCTGATGACACCTTGGATAGCATTTTTACTTCTGATATGGCCATTGGTCGTTATGTCGCACAAAGGGCTGGAATCGGCATTAACGCAGGGAGAATCCGTGGGATCAACGCTAAAATCAGAGGTGGAGAAGTTCAACACACAGGTGTTGTACCGTTCCTCAAAAAGTTTGAAGCGACTGTCAGATGTTGCACTCAGAATGGCATTAGAGGTGGATCAGCAACTGTCCACTTCCCGATCTGGCACCAAGAAATAGAAGACATAATGGTTCTCAAAAACAATAAGGGAACCGAGGACTCTAGGGTACGTAAATTAGACTATAGTATTCAGATCAGTGCTCTATTTTACCAGAGATTTATTGATGATGGTGAGATAAGTTTGTTCTCTCCACATGATGTGCCAGAATTATATGATACATTTGGTACTGATGCTTTTGATGACTTGTATGTTACATATGAGAATGATAAATCTATACCAAGAAAGACTATCAAAGCACAAGAGTTGATTCTTGATCTATTAAAAGAGAGAGCAGAGACTGGTCGTTTGTATATCATGAACATTGACCATTGCAATAGTCATAGTTCTTTCTTAGACAAGGTGAATATGAGTAACCTATGTCAAGAGATTACATTACCAACTACACCACTACAACACATTGATGGTGAGGGTGAGATTGCATTATGTATTTTGTCTGCTATCAATGTAGGCAAGATCAATAAGTTAGATGAACTTGAAAATCTCTGTGACCTAGCAGTTCGTGGTCTAGAGGAACTTATTGATTATCAGAATTATCCTGTCACTGCTGCAGAGAAGAGCACACTTGCTCGTCGTTCTCTAGGCATTGGTTATATCGGACTAGCACACTACCTAGCAAAACAAGGACTCAAGTATGATGACCAAGAAGCATGGAATTCAGTCCACAGATTATCTGAATCTTTCCAGTACCATCTACTCAAATCAAGCAACCAAGTCGCCAAAGAAAAAGGATGCTGCGACGATTTTGATCGCACAAAATATTTCGATGGTGTCCTCCCAATCGACACTTACAAACGTGACATTGACGAGTTCTGTAATGAAGAATTAAATTATGATTGGGAGTCCTTACGTGGTGACATTAGAAGGTTCGGATTACGACACTCAACACTGTCAGCACAGATGCCATCAGAGAGTAGTTCTGTAGTATCAAATGCTACCAATGGAATTGAACCTCCTAGAGCATTTTTATCTACAAAGAAAAGTAAAAAAGGACCGCTCAAACAAATAGTTCCACAGTATAATAGTCTCAAGACTAATTACACATTGCTATGGGATATGAAAGACAATGATGGATATATAAAGATCGTGAGTGTGATGCAGAAATTCTTTGACCAAGCAATTTCTGGTAACTGGAGTTATAATCCAGAGAATTATGACAACAATGAAGTTCCTGTATCAGTCATGGCGGGTGACCTACTTAAAACATATAAGTATGGTTGGAAGACATCGTATTATCAGAACACATACGATCAGAAAGGAGATGAACCGCAACTGACAGACGAGAAGAAACAAAGCATAGAAGACCTATTACAAGACATACTAACAACCGAGGAAGAAGACTGTGACAGTTGCAAAATTTAGAACAAACGCACCCAAAGAACCAATGAAATCATCAGTAGATGGCATGACGGTATTCAATACCGATAAAGTAGATACAACTAAAGGACAGATGTTCTTCGGTCCTCCTCTAGGAGTACAAAGGTATGATAAATTTAGGTATCCCATCTTTGATAAACTTACACAAAATCAACTTGGATTTTTCTGGAGACCAGAAGAGGTATCTTTACAGAAAGATCGTGCAGATTATCAAACATTGAATGATGCACAAAAACATATCTTCACATCTAATCTGAAGTATCAAATCCTACTTGATTCTGTACAAGGTCGAGGTCCTGGCATGGCATTCATGCCTTACTGTTCTCTACCTGAGTTAGAAGGTTGCATGAATATATGGCAGACTATGGAGATGATTCATAGTAGATCATACACACATATCATCAAGAATGTATACCCTGATCCATCAGAGGTGTTCGATAAAATTTTAGATGATGAACAGATACTAAAGAGAGCACAATCAGTTACTGCAGCTTATGATGATTTCATCAATGATGCACATAGGTATGACACTAGCAACTGGTGGAGACCAAACTGGCAAGGAACTGCAGCTGCAGCATGGGAGAAGAAAGAGTTAAAGAGAAAATTATATAGAGCAGTAGCAAACGTATACATCTTAGAAGGAATTAGATTCTATGTGTCATTCGCATGTTCATTTGCATTCGGTGAATTAAAATTACTTGAGGGATCAGCAAAGATCATTGGATTCATTGCTAGAGATGAGTCACAACATATGATAGTTACTCAGAACATTCTAAACAAATGGAAAGAGGGTGATGATCCAGAGATGGTTGAAGTTGCTAACGAAGAAAGAGATTATGTTTACAACATGTTCCGTAATTCTGTAGAAGAAGAGAAACTTTGGGCAGAGTATCTATTCAAAGATGGATCTATCATTGGTTTGAATGATAAATTACTACAGAAGTATGTCGAGTGGACTGCTAATCGTAGACTAAAAGCAATTGGATTCAAAGCAATCTTTGATACACCTATTGCTAACAACCCATTACCATGGACAGCACATTGGTTGTCATCTAAAGGTATGCAAGTTGCACCACAGGAGACTGAGGTAGAGTCATATCTAATTGGTAGCATCAAACAAGACGTCAAGAAAGATACGTTTAGTGGATTCAAATTATAACTATGGATCTTTGGAAAAATTACAAAGCAACTGTTGCTAAGATTTTTCCAGATATACAATTTGTTCAGCGACATGCTGAGTGGACTAATAAAAAGGGTGTAAACCTTACTGCTGATTTGTACAAGGGTGACCATCTTATAAAGTCAAGACAAGTAGAAATCTGGGATAATAAATCTTGTAGCATTCACAATAATATAATATATCCTAAGACAGGATCTAACTTACCATGTTTTGGTATGGATCTCATGGGTATGACTGACAAACGAGTTGTAATTGTGTTCGATTTCCAACATCCTGTGGAAAACTATTTGTTTTACACACCAGAGTTGCCTAAATCTGAGGGTACGTATAGATTCTTTGAACCTGGCAATCATTTCTCTGATAACATATGTGTTAGATACTGTAAACCTGATGAAGTAGATGAACATCTACCTCTATTCACAAAGTATCTACAGTTTTATAAAGATATGTTGGATGAACATCAACCAACTGGTACTGACACTACACAATACATAGATTTTGATAAGTATATGATAAGACTAGATCCTATATCAGGTTACTTATCAAATAGATTTGGAAAAGAAAAGTCTGAGACTCTCATTAAAGAATTCTTTTTCAGTTATGCCTAAGATAGAATTTGAACATAGTTGGGGTGGACAAGAAACCACTCTACAAAAAATCAAGAAGTGGATCAGTAAACAGAAACCACCTCTAAACACTATCTTAAAATATCTTTTTTCATACATAGAAAAATGGTATTGGGAAGGCAAAGTTTTACAAACTATGGCAGGAGTTGATTTAGAAGTAAACAAATTACAGGAACAATGGGAGAATGAAAAACAAATCACACCGCATATCATGGAGACAGGAGTATTTGGCGAGAAAGAGTGGTCTCTCCAAATTTCAAATCCAATTGTTGAAAGAGGGACCTCAGGGTCTGAGTCAGGCATGGTTACTAGGAGCGATGCACAACGACTACAACAAGATGATGGGGATCAAGGAACCTCCGTCTCGTGAGTCTGGATACCAAACAACTATGAAAGAATTTTTTGCTAGATGGAAATAATTGACACCCTTACAAAAATTATAAAGAAACATCAGGAGAGTTTACCTAATGTAGAATCTCTTGATGTTGATTCTGAATTTGAAACAGTATTACATGATACTGATGATGGTAAGTTAGACATCAAAAATGAAATGTATTATTGTACTGGACTTAGGAAAGTTCACACAGAGATTGCAAAACTTGGTAGTTTAAATATAGTGCATTGTATATGGTATCCCGATCCAGAGTTTGACTTACCTATATTTGGTGTGGATATTGTTGCAGTAAAAGATATAGTTAGTGCTGCTATCACAGACATATCTCCTGTAGATGGTCTTGATAATGATATCTTTGAAGACATAGAAGATATCAGTGACAGTTTTTATTTCCCACAAGAAAGAGTTTTACCAGAATGGGGAGAAGTATTTTCACCTTATTGTAAATTTGCTAGACTGACTAGTGATAAGGAGAAGGATAATTTTTGTAAGATTGTAGATCAATATCTAGATATATTTGTGGGTGCTGTATGGGGAGCAAGTAGAGATAGTTCTAGATCAGAACATAGATACTTTGGACAGATAGAATACTGTCAACATCAGATGAAAAATGATAAGACTAGAAATATATTGGTAAACTATTTTGGTAAGGAATGGGCAGAGAGATATATGACTGAAGTGTTATTTGATGAACCATAAATATTAGGAGAATAATTATGAAAGTGTGGCAGACTACGCAAACCCGTGGACTTATAAAGGCAATATTTTTAATTCTGATGACATCGGCGATCACTATGGGTTCGTCTATCGCATCACCAACACCGTCAACGGAAAGACTTACATCGGAAGAAAGTACTTCGTGCAGAAAAGAAAACCCAAGGGAGGAAAGCGAAGAGTCACAAGCGAGTCAAATTGGAAAAAGTACTACGGAAGTTCTGAAGAGCTTAAACAGGATATTAGAAGTCATGGCAGAGATAATTTCAGAAGAGAGATCCTCTCACTCCATGGAACAATCGGAAAAGTAAACTACGAAGAGACAAGACAATTATTTCTTAATGATGTCCTGACAGAGAAGTTGACAGATGGCACTCCTGCCTACTATAATAGTAACATCTTAGGAAGATATTATCGAAAAGATTATTTTTAAATTATATGCAAATTTTTCTTGACACTGCCGATCTTTCAGCAATAGAAGAACGGTATGATACTGGATTGATTGCGGGTGTAACAACTAACCCGACCCTCGTTGCTAAACAGGGAGTCAACTATCTAGATCTAATTAAACATATTGCAACAGAATTTCCTGAGATGGAGAGTATATCTGCTGAAGTGAATGGTAATACTGCAGCAGAAATGATAGATGATGCAGCAAAGTATCGTGAAGTTAGTGAAGCAGTAACTATCAAGTTACCAATGACTAAGGAAGGATTGAAAGCATGTAAGTATTTCAGTGAGGTTGGTGTAAAAACTAACGTCACTCTTTGTTTCTCAGTAGCACAAGCAGCACTTGCAGGAATCGCAGGAGCAACATACATCTCACCATTTGTAGGTCGTCTTAACGACAATTCATTTAGTGGTGTAGAATTGGTGCGTGGTATCGCAGATTTATATTGTAACCAAGGGATTGAAACAAAAGTCCTCGCAGCTAGTTTACGTGACGTACATCATGTATCTCGTTGCTTCCTTTACGGTGCAAAGGTTTGTACTTTGCCTGTGAAAGTTTTTGATAAAATGTATGATCATGTTCTCACTCGTGAAGGACTAGATATATTTGACAAAGACTTTAAAAAGATCACCTAATGTTCACGATATATTCAAAACCAAATTGTCCCTTTTGTAATAAATTCAAAAGAGTAGTTGAGTTAGAAGATCTCCCTCATATTGTATATGAATTAGGGGTTGACTTTACTCGTGAAGAATTCTATAATAAATTTGGCAGTGGATCTACATTCCCACAAATTTTATTGGACGATCTTAAATTAGGAGGTTGTCAGGAGTCTTTACGCCACATGCAAAAGGAGAACATTTGCTGTAATGTATTATGACATTAGAAATAACAAAGGAAGAATTTGATTCTAATAAAGAATCATACCTTGATCGAATAGAAAATGGAGAGGTTATTATCGTTAGACATCCTAACGGTAATGCAGTTCTAGCAATCCCAGAAAGATGGGATGATGAATTTATGCATTTATGGAACCACGATGACGCATCATGATTGATATTTTAGCATCAATAGCAAAGAAAGAATTATACATGGGTTACATCTTCGGTATTATGATACTGGGTGGATACATCAGACAATATCATGTACTAGATGACGTATACTCATTAGCAAAAAAATACATAAAAGACGCTCGTATCATGATTATTATTACATCAGTGATAGGAGGAGTCTTACCTATACCTGGCAGAGTTGCATTGTCAGCACCATTACTGGATGCTATTGCACCTCCAGATAAACGAAAGAGAAGTGAGTTTGGCATCATAGATTATCTTTCCACACATCATTACTACTGGTGGTCACCATTAGAGAAGACAATCATTCTTCCTATGGCAGCATTAGGTATAACGTATGGAGAGATGCTAAATTATACTTTTCCTTTTCTACTTGTATGCATTGGATATACTTGGTGGTATATCTTTACTAAGGTAGATCCCAGAAGTGTTGTACCTAATCTGAGTAACATACATCAGTTTGATTGGAGAAGAGCATTAAAAGGATGGGCACCATTCATTGCTACAATATGGTTCTTACTATGTGTAGGAAAGGCAGGAGCAATATTCTTTTTCCCTTGGTTTGGTGCTATGTGTTGTTACTATGCATGGTTATGTAAAGATTGGAACTGGGGAAAATATATTAACAAACAGTTTGCAATTATTTCTACAGTAGTTCTAGCACTAGGTGGTGTCGTAGGTCTTATCAAAGCACCTGTCATGGCATACCTTCAGTCAGCAACACCAGAGATGATCATACCTGTAACTCTTGTAGGTATGGTGGCAGCATGGATCATGGGATCATCAGGTAAGTATGCAGGAATGACATCAGCACTTGTGTTGATCTTCGGTCCTCAATATCTTACATGGTTTCTTGCCACAGAATACTCAGGGTATCTTTTGTCACCCGCACATAAATGTTTGATGATTGGTCAGCAATATTTTGGTACACCAATTCGTAAATATTATGTTGTCTTAGGACGAATGTGTGCTATACTAATAGCATTAGCAGCATTTGGCACCTTTATACCATGAAACTCGAAGTGATCTTAGAACGCTATCCGTATAGGTTTATACAGTTTGGCAAACTAAAGAATGGTTATCCTGATTTTAGGATACAAAAAATGAATAACATTACATGGCGATACAACGACATGTATTTACTTGACAGTCAAGCACAACTAGATTGTTGCATAGAAGATCCAGAGTATGTCAAGTGGTTAGACCCAGATCCAGAGGTAGCAGCTTACCCTAGGAAATCAGACACATGTAAATCACCTTATCTATCATGAGCGTTAAAACAAACATAGACAATGCCGAGTCATCAATTCGTAAGGCACTAATCAATGCTCTCGCAGAGGGAGAAGATCAACACCTTAGTGAATTATTTGAGATGCTAAAGGCAATACAGGATTTAAAAGCGAAAGTAAATAATACTATTCGCTTTACAGATAATATAGAATATTATCATAATAGAGAGACGGAGTTCAATCTAGATAATGTTATAGAATTTCCAACGTCAACTGTTGATACTACCAACTGGAGGCATGGGGGAGATCTGGATGCACTAGATGGTTACGAATTCCACACAGATGATGAAGAGGGTTGACACCCTCTTTTTTTATGCTATACTATATTTGTTGGACGCAACATGGGAGTGACTGAATAAACTTACTGGCAACCGCTAGTTAAGGTGATGGGTCAGAGGTGGTGCTCGCTGTCGAAAGACAGAACTACTCAACCAAGTAGGACTCAGGCAACAACGTATTTACTTCTGTAGTAATGCCCGTTGTTTGTTGGTATACAGGAATCCAACCTCCCTCATTATTTTTATGGAAGTAGCAAAAGATATACAAGCATACAAATATCCTAATGCTAAGGATATTAATCCAGATCTCCATAGAGTCATTTGTGAGAATAGTGTTACCCAAGATAAGGGAGCATTGATGACTCAATGGGATTGTTTTAATGTAAAAGAATTTCAAGTCGTAGCAGACTACGCAAAAGAACAACTAATCAGACCTACAAAATTAGTTGATCTTTGGGGTCAGGTGTATAGAATTGGACACCATCAAAGTTATCACAACCATGTGCATGTTGATTGGGCATTCGTATATTATGTGAACACACCACAAGGATCTTCACCTATTGTGTTTAGAAATATCAACACAAGAATTAAACCTATTACTGGGATGATGATAATATTTCCTGGTCATATGGAACATTATGTGCCACCAAATAGAGGAGATGGACGAAGTATAGTAGCTGGCAACTTGGTATACACATAAATACTTCTAGCTTAGAGAAAGTGTCTGTAGGACTAGAGGTATGTCAAAAATTCTTGCAAATGAAATTGCTAACTTCGGTGATGATTCACCGATAGATCTGAAAGAAGGTCTTAATATTCCTGCGGGAAAACCAATACAAGCAGCAGGATCCACTGGTAGTAGTGGTCAGGTCTTGTCTACTACAGGTTCTACAGTGCAGTGGATAACACCTTTTAGTGGTAGTTACACAGACTTATCTAATAAACCTAGTATCCCTGCAGCACAGGTAAATGCTGATTGGAATGCTACGAGTGGTTTAGGTGTCATACTTAATAAACCAGTAGTCCCTGCTCAACCAAGTGTCACTACAGCATCTGCAGGAACTGCTGCTTTAGCATACAATACTGCTAATGGAGAGTTTACATTCACTCCTCCAGATCTCTCATCATTTGCTACAGAAACATACGTAACTACTAGAGGATATCTAACATCATTTACAGAGACTGATCCTGTATTCTCTGCATCTCCTGCATCAAATATAACTAACACAAAAATTACTAGTTGGGATACAGCACATGGTTGGGGAGATCACTCTCAAGTAGGATACTTAACTCTAGAATCTGACACACTACAGTCAGTAGTTACTAGAGGTAATACAAGCACAAGTCCTGCATACTTTACAGCAAAATTACAATACAGTAACGCATTTGCATCTGCAGATATTACTTCATCTCTTGCTACAACTTATGACGGTTTCTTCTTAAAGAACAATACAGATGGTAATGCATATTATTCACACAATACTGCATGGAAAAAATTATTAAACGAAGATTCAATTCTTGATAACCTATCAGACGTAGACCTATCTGTTGCACCTACAAACGGACAGGTTCTAAAATGGAACGGTACAAAATGGGCACCCGCTAATGATCTTACAGGTGGTGGCGGTGGTGGTCTAGCATTGACTGACCTATCAGTACAGTCACAAACAGCATCAGGAGGAGGTTCTCTTGTATACAATAATGGTAGTGGTGTATTTACATACACACCACCAGATCTTAGTAGTTACATAACATCACTAGGAGATGCTATTCGTGATGCTGACTTTGCAAGCAATGGCATAATGAAAAGATCTGGTGCTGGAGTTTATACATCCATCACAGATAATAGTGCTAACTGGGATACATCATTTACATGGGGTGATCACAGCACTGCAGGATATCTAACATCACTTCCTCAACATGGACTAGGAGTTCATACTGGTGTAACTCTTACCAGTGAACAAGCAGGGCAACTATTACAGTACAATGGTACACAATGGGTTAACTGGACACCAAACTATCTTACAGCAGAGACAGATACATTACAATCTGTAATTACTAGAGGTGGTACAGTAACATCAGGAAACCCTGCGTTCAATACAAGTACTTTCTTCACAGGAACTGGAACAGGTGCAGGAAATGGTGGTAAACCATATTTGTTATGGGATGCAGCTAATAATCAATTGGTAGGTTCTGATGATATAGAAATAGTATTAGGATTTAATGGCGATCAAAAAATTAAAACTGATGGTACAAATGTACTCTACAACAATTTTGCAAATGTATTACATACTATTGAAAATCCTGGTGAAAGGGAAGCATGGAACAGTAAGGTTAGTGGAGTCTTTGTACCATCATTTAAAATTAATCATAACGCTGCTGTAGAATTATATCATGCGAATGGACAAATAAGATTAGCAACTTCTTCAACAGGTGTCACTGTAACAGGTGCATTGACTGCGGGTGGTTTGACCTACCCAACAGTCAACGGGACAAATGGTCAAGTCTTGACGAGTGATGGAGCTGGTAACGTCGCATGGGGTGTAGGCGGTGGTGGAGGTGCTAGTGTAACTATAAGTGACACACCTCCTGCAGCATCTACTGGTGATCTATGGTGGGAAAGTGACAGTGGACGTCTTAAAATTTACTATCAAGACGTTGATAGTGCACAGTGGGTTGATGTAGCACCACCACTTGCACCAGCGTTATCTTCAAACGCCCCTGCTACTGCTAGTTCAACTGGTAGTGCTGGTGATATTAGATATGATTCTGGTTATGTTTACATCTGTGTTGCTACTGATACATGGAAGAGAGCAGCATTAACAACTTGGTAAAATAAATAAAACACAAGGAGCATACTGAGCAATGGCAATTAATTTTCCTGCAACAGCAGGGCAAGCAACTGATGGTACTTTTACATACACGGTAGCAGGGATAACATACGCATGGAACGGATCATCATGGGCAGCTGCTGGTGCTGGTGCGAGTGCTACTAATAGATCATTGTTTAGTGTGTCACAAAACTCACCAGCTGGTGGTGGCACGTTAGCATATGATCCTAACAGTGGATCATTTTCGTATACTCCTCCAGCTCTAAGTGGATTTCTTACAACAGAGTCAGATACACTATCAACAGTAACTGCAAGAGGTGCAAGTACAAACACTCAAGTAACTCTTGGTGGTGGCATACAAACAACAGGTATAACTATTACCTCTACTGTTGGTGCACAATTAAACTGTTCTGGTCAAATAGTTACTGCAGCAACAGGTTTTGCTGTTAATAACACATCTAATAATGCAACAGTTGCATCTTTCTCATTTTCATCTGGATGTATTTTAAAAGATAGTAATTCTACTACTAGATTATCAACAACCACATCTGGTGTAACCATTGATGGTGCATTGACTGCTGGTGGACTGATATATCCAACAAACAACGGGGTTAATGGACAAGTCTTGACCAGTAATGGTGCTGGAAATGTAACATGGTCTACTCCTGCAGGAGCAAGAACAACTTCAAACGTAACAAACGCAATCGCTAACGAGGCAGTTGCTAATACATCTCTTGTAACTCCAAAGACATACGCATTGATAAAAGTACAAACATCTCATGCTGCTTGGGTAACACTATACAGTGATACTGCTAGTAGAACTGCTGATGCATCAAGAGGAATAAATGTAGATCCTTTGCCAGGTTCTGGTGTTCTATCAGAAGTAATTACTACAGGTGCTCAGACACAGTTAATTACACCTGGCGTTATTTGTTTTAACTCTGCTGGTACAGGTACAACATATGCAAAGGTAGTTAATAAATCAGGTTCAACAGCAAACCTAACAGTAACACTTACATACGTTGTATTGGAGAGTTAAAATGATTTGGCCTATTCCTATGTCAGAAAAAATCTATATTGTTACCCTTCATAACAAGGAAGATTTAGAAGGATTTTATAATGATATGGAGGACAAAGGGTTTCGTTTAAATATGAAACGTCCTATCAGTAGAAACACACACTACTGGATGAATGCAGAACAAGCAGAAGAATTAAAACAAGATCCTAGAGTATGGGATGTAGATTTACGTCCAGAAGATAAAGGAGTATATCCTAAGAGATGTGCAACACCAACCGATGATCAAATAGGTAGAACACTTGAAGGAACTTTTTGGAAGGGTGGAGGTATCAATGCTGGTAGTGATTATCCATGGGGTCTCTCACATACTGTTGATGCTGTAGGTGTCTTTAAAGACAAAGGTAATTTTGGATCAACTGGAGGAAGTTATAACCAATTGGTTGCAACCATACCATCTGATGATTATGAAGGTGCATGGGGTGATGGTAGACACGTAGACATAGTTGTTTGTGATGATCCTGTTACTGCTACATGTGCTGATTGGATGGGATTTGAAGAAACAAGATTTGTAAATTATCAATGGTTTAATGAGTTGAATACTGAGGTAGGAACTATAGATGATGATGGACAAGTTCTACCTACTGGTAATGTAACTTACTACGACAGCACACAGAACCCTGAGTATCATGGAACTCACGTTGCTGGAACTTGTGCAGGAAACTCTTATGGACTTGCAAACCAAGCAAATATATATGGACTACAAATTTTAGGTACGATGCCTTCGGGTCAAACTCTATCACCTTTATTATTGTATGATTACCTTAGAGCATTTCATAGAAAGAAACCTATTAATCCTGTAACTGGATATAAGAACCCTACAATATCAAATCATAGTTGGGGGTATAGCACAGAGACATCTTTAGAATCAGAATTTCCTAATGGTATTGCAATTGGAAATGTTGTAGAAGTAAACTATCAAGGTGTACAATACAATTCTAGTAATCCTAATGCTAGTGGTTGGACAATGGCAGGATTAGAAATTGATTTTGGTATTGCTCCTACTAAATGGAGTATTCCTGTTACACTTACATCTGTTAATGCTGATGTAGAGGATGCAATAGAAGAAGGTATAGTTATTATTGCAGCTGCTGGTAATGATAACTTCCATGTTGTACCACAAGGAGATTCAAATTATAATAATTTTGTTATCTTCCAAGGATACAATGCTAATGCTCCAGTCTATTTTAATAGAGGTATGTCTCCTGCTAGTGCACCAAATGCAATTATGGTAGGATCATTAGGTAGTGATGCTCAATTTAAAAGATCATCCTTTACAAACTTCGGTCCTAGAATAGATGTGTTTGCACCTGGCAGTAACATCTTGTCTGCATGGGGAGATCCCGCTGTTATCACTGGTAATCTTGCAGGATCTGGAGTTATTGATACCAAATATCCTGGCGGTGGAGACTGGTTGTATCCTATAAGTGGAACTAGTATGGCATCTCCATTAGTTGCTAGTGTTGCAGCAATGGTTGCTAGTGCTAGAAGAACAGATAGATTTAGCAATGATGATCTTCGTGCATACTTGAACAACACGAGTGTCTATGGTGATATGACATTTGATGTTGGTGGAGGACAGTTCAATGATAACTCATGTAGAAAAGACAGTCCTAACAAATACCTGTTCACAAAAAATCCTAGAGAAAGAGTTGGCAACTTACAAAATAAAGTAGGAGATAGAAGAAGTGGTGCAGTATTTCCTAGACCTAAAAAATTAAACGCTGCTAATGGATTTCCTAGTGGTTTATTATCTACTGCCTCGCAGTTGGAAATAACAAAAGAGTGGAAAAATATTGTTAAAGATCCAACAACTACAGGACTATATCAATACACTTCTGAGTTATACATTCCTACTAATGAAGCAGGACCTACAGGATATCCTGTAATGATTTGTCTACATGGTAATGGAGGAACTGGAAATGTTATCAATGATGCGATCTATTCCACATTAGGAGATCATATTAGAGTAGGTCCTAATGGTTTCTTTTCTAGTTGGAATATAGTTGATGAGAATAGTATTGCTCCTGACATAGAATACCTAAGAAATCTTATTAAATTATTGAAAACATTTACGAATGTAGACAGTACAAGAATTAGAATCTCTGGTATATCTAATGGTGCAGCATTAGCATGCAGAGCATTTGTCGAGATAGATGATCCTGCTGTTGATTTAATTGTTCCTATTGTATCTCAGTTCCATATTCATGAAGTGAACAATCAAACAAAATTCTTTATGCCAACAGATCATTTAGATACTACCAGTGCTGCAGGAGATTATGGTTACAATGTTCAAAAAGTTCCTGCTGTTGGTAGAAAAATATTAATGATGCAGAATACTAATGATAATGTTATACCTTACAATGGTGGTAGTGGTGTTGGTATTCAATTTATAGGTGCTAGATTATCTACATACCGCATGGCACAAGCTATGGGATGGGTAGGTGGAGAACAGACTAATGGAGAGACATATCAGGGTGATGCCTCTACACTATTGTATCGTTATAATTTTAATGGTAATCAAAATGAGATAGTTCATTGTGCAAGTAATGGAGGTCATGCAATCAATGCAAAAATGATTTCCTTGTTTGAAGAATGGGTAGAGAGTGATGGACAAACCATAACAATGACATCACCATCAAACACATATAATATAAATGCTGGTGCGGTGAATGCAAACCATTATATTCTTAGTGGAACTGATAGAAATGGATCTGTAAGTGGTAACGATCCTGTAGTTACAGTTCAAGCAGGAGACACAATTAACTTTGTAGTCAACGCAGCTGGTCACCCATTCTATATTAAGACATCAGTAACTGGTGGTTCTGGTAATCAAGTATCAACAGGAACAATTACTGGTACACAAGGAACAACTAGCGGTACACTATCTTGGAACACAACAGGAGTGTCGCCAGGAACATATTATTATGTTTGTTCTTTCCACGTGGCACTTGGCATGTATGGATCAATAGTTGTCACATAAATAAACCTGAGCAGTAGTATCATTTGGTAGATTAAATGGCAGATCGTTTTCCGTTAATTGTAAATGCGGTTTCTCAAAAAATAGAAGAACTCATTTCTGGTGACAATTTAGAATTGTCTGGTAATAATATAGTCATCAGTGGAGACACAGGTGCAGGGAAATACCTCACCAGTGATGGCACTACGGTGTCATGGGGATCGCCTGGCGATGTTTATCTAGATCAAAACCAAACACTGACTAATAAAACATTTACTTCATGTGTTATTTCTGGTTCTGCCAACACCCTTAGTAACATACCAAACGCTGCTCTATCAAACTCTACGATCTCTGTAAACGGTGCTGCTATTGCTCTAGGTGGATCTGTTGTAACACCAAATGACAACACTACTTACTCTGTCAGTGCACAAGATGGTATCAATAACAATACAAAAGTTATTAGATTAACTGCTGGTGGATCAGGAACTGGAGATGATGATGTAAGTATTGCTGTAGGTCCTCCTTCTGTTGTGCCTGGCGGATCTAATGCTCTTGCTCTAGCAATCAATAGAGTTGGTGAGGTTATCACAATATCTGGTACAGCACCTGATGCTGATACGATAACAACAATAAAGTCTGGTACTGGTGGTACAGCACAGACTGGAGACATTACAATTGCTGCGACAGGATCTTCTACGGTATCTCAGGACACAGCATCTAAAACTATTACGATCAACTCAACATATGTTGACACGATCACAAAGATGAGAGCAACCACAGGACAAGTATTGAATCCTGGCAACTTTACATTCTTGGATGGTGGTGCTACTACTGTTGCTCAGGGTGTAGATGGTAATGGTGACTCAACAATTACATATACATCTGTTGATACTATAACCAGATTGAAGGGTGGAGCAGCTGGAACTCTTGTAACTGGTGATGTCGAGTTTACTGGTGGAGCAAACGTCACAGTATCACAAGCGGGTAATACAATTAGCATTGCTAGTGTAGACACAAACACAGTAACCAGACTTTCATCTGGTGCTAACGCTGTCACTGCAGGAGACTTTAAGTTTGTTGGAACTGGTGCTACTAGTATTTCACAAGCAACTGCTGGTGGTGTAACAACATTCACAGTTACATCTGTCAACTCTGATACTGGTGCATCTTTAACAGCATCAGCAGGACTTATATTAGCAGGAACAGATTTCCAAATAAAAAATGCTGGTAACTTTAGTGGTAACCAATTATTGAAATGGGATTCTGGTAACAGTCAGATAGCAAGTAGTCTTATTTCAGATAACGGATCTACTGTGACCATTGGTGGTGATTTAGTTGTTGATGGTACACAAACTATTCTTAATACACAAACACTGATAGTAGAAGATAATAATATAGAATTAAGAAAAGGAAATAATTTAGTCGGAACTGATGGTGGTCTACAAGTAAACCTAGAAACAGATGCTGGTGGATCAGTCACAAAATATCAAGCATTACAGTGGTATGAATCTGGTGGATACTGGAGAGGATGGGATGGATCTGTTGAGAGAAGATTTGTATCAGAGAATGAGACACAGATACTAACAAACAAAACTTTAACATCTCCAATACTTACCTCACCTACTATTGGTGCTGCTGTTGCAACATCAATCAATGGTCTTATAGTCAACACTACTGCATCTGCAACTTTAGATATCGCAACATCTAAAATCTTAGATATAAATGACTCTCTAACATTAACATCAGATAACCCTGCTGCAACAGTTTCTGTTAACTTTAGAGTTGGTGGAGATGTAGCATATAGATCTGACACTCTTGCATCGTTCTCATCTACAACATCTACACAGATGCGTGGTTTGATTTCAGATACCACTGGTTTGGACAAGATGGTATTCCAAACTAATCCTACAATTCTAACTGGTATTACCACAACATCTGCAGGATTTAACTTAGTCAACAGTGGTGCTACAAGTATATTATTTGGTGGAGCTGCTGGAAGTATTGTTATGGGTGCTCCTACTGGTGACACAACTATCAACCATGACTTGATACTAAAAGAAGATCTTACATGTGGTATTGACACAAATGATACTGCTACATTCAATGGTATTGTCAACATAGAAAATGCTGATCTTCTAATACGTGGAACTGACGGTGATCCAATGTCAATTGGTAGAGGTGGAGGTGCTGTAAATACAAATACTCGTGTGGGTGTGTCAGCACTTGCTGCTAACGTTTCTGGATCTCAAAACACAGCATTTGGATACCAATGTTTGTTCACAAATAATGCGGGTGCATCGAATACTGCACTCGGTCACAGGGTTTTACGAGCAGCTGGTACAGCAAATAATAACATTGGTGTAGGTAAAGATGCATTACTCGTTACTCTTTCTGGTAGTAAAAACATTGCCATTGGTAACAATGCAATGGAGACAAACATAGATGGAGATGCGAACGTATGTATTGGACACTATGCAGGATTTGATGTTCTTGGAACTGGTAACGTTCTTATAGGTCCTGCTGATAATGAGAACTCATCTGATGTAACATTCAGACCACCTAATGT